CGACACGGTTGTGAGTGTCCGCGTGTGCGACCAGAATCTGGTGGATGGAGTCGGTCGTGATACCCGGAGCAGATACCTGCCCCGGCCCCATGTCCAGCGTGAACTGAGCCAGCGCCGCCGAGCGCTGCACATCGGTGATGTTGGCCCTGTCATCAGCTCCACCCGCCAGCGACGCAGCCGCTGCTACGGCCGGGTTGAGGGCCGAGGCACCTAGCGCCAGGTTGATGTACTGACTCGTCTTGGACCAGTTCACCGCTGCCTGCTGACTTGGGAGATCGCCCGAAGTCTCCAGCACGTTGTTCGCGGAATCGAGAACCTGGATGCGGAATCCCGAGACGACACCTGCGAGAACTGCGACCTTCAGCGAGTTGCCGTGGGTGGCGTCCGATCCAGCGCCTGGCCCCTTCGCCGAAGCGATGAGGCTGACCGCTGCTGCTCCATCGAGCAGGTTGCGCGTCGCAGTCACTGCCGCTGGCCCTACGACCCGAGCCACGTACACCTGCGCGCCGCCCTCCTCAAAGAACGTGTTGAGAGCGTCGTACAGGCCGCTGAACGAGACGCGAGACCCGAAGTAGTAGGCATAGTCCGCCATGCTCTGCAGCAACGTGGGCGTCGTCGGCCCAGCATCGGTCTGCCCGATGACGAACCAGACCCCAGTTGCCGTCGGAGCGGTGCGCGGAGTCGAGATCAGAGACTTGACGACGCTGACACCCGGCCTGTAGGCCAGAACTGCTAGCGCCGCGATTGCAGCTGCGAGGATCACTTGTTGCCCTCCTTCCCCTTCGGCTCCTTCGGCTCCTCGATCTCGACAAAGATGCCTTCATCGATGAGCCGCTTGTTGTGAGGGTCGGAGGGATCGAACTTGTCCAGATCCTCCGTGGACTCCCCAGGAGCCAGCACCGCACCCTCAGCGGTGTCTTCGGGATGCGTCCCGACGTGTCTGTAGTGCATCAGATTGCCTCCCTTTTGACGGTGACTGATGCAGTGCCGACCTGTTGCCCCTGAGGATTAGGATCAATAGGCGGCGGCGGCCAACGAGTTTCCCCTGGCCAGGGGTCTGTGTCCGAGGTAGGCGGCTCGACAGTCTTTGGCCCCGCACCCCAGGTCACAACGTTCGGTACATCAACTGCGAAGTAGTTGCTGCCTGCAGCGAGGACACGCGAGACGTCAGCATCGTCCTCGATGTCGTCATAGCTTTCGTCTCTCCACTCCAGGCCATTGACGTGACCGTCGAGCGAAGCGTGCTGGATCAAGATTGCTCTCGTCACAGCTGCGTAGAACCGAGCCAGCGCCTTGGTGCTGACCTCATCCTTCGCGCTCGCGATCACGGACACGCCCAGCGCCCACGGTGCCGTGTAGATGCCATTGCCATCCTTGGTCGGCCGTCCGGCGAGTCCGGGTGAGACGACGACGCACTGCGGCAGCTGATCGTCCTCAAAGTGACGGACACGAGTGCGCGTGGTGTAGCTGCGCGGCACCGGGATCTGGCTGCCCTCCCAGCCGACCTGGTACATGACCTCGTTGATATACGTCTCTACCCACTTCTTGATCATGTCGATGACCCACTGCTCCACGTCAGAGCCGGTGAGGATCTGTTCGAAGGTATCAGGCATCCTTGCTCACCGTCGAGGATCGACCAACACGGACGATGTACTGAACGAACCAGCGAGCCCAGCGCGCTCGATCGAAGTGCGTGAAGCGCAAGAATGGACGCTCACGCTGGCTCTCCGCTGCGCCAGGCGCGGAGCTGCCGAAGCGCAGCATTGCAGGCGTCACCTCGCGAATCGCGTACTCAGGCTTGTCAAAACCTGAGCCTTCACTGACAGAGGTCAGCAGGGCGCCAGTCGCGATGTTGATCATCGGCGACTCACCCTTGCGAACCTTCGCCGCGATCGTCTCTGGCTGCAAGAAGCGCCAGGATCCGCCGCCACGACGGCCCTGTGACTTGAACATCTGGTACTCGATCCGCTCGACATCCGGGATGACTTCGTCCTCCCAGAACGGGATCGCGTCACCGGCGGCCACGCCCATCTTGGCGAAGACACTAGCTGCCCGCTTGAAGCCGATGGCCTCGATCGCGATGTTGCCTGAGCCTGCGGCCATTACCACGGTCTCCTAGCGATGTCAGATGCCGGCGGGAAGGTGAACTGCGCAATTCCTGGATTCGTCGGAGCGATGTTCGTGTCGCCCTGCAGCACCGCTTCGATCGCTTGGATCAGCACACCCTTGTTCTTGCTGTTCCCGTACCCCTCTTCCCAAAGCGACTCGTACTGGTTGTACGGAGACCGGCCGGTGTTGACCTGCTCCGGGAAGTAGCTGATCTCAACGAGCATAGCTGCTCTGGTCGCAATCAACCGCTGCACCTCGGGGTACAGCTCAGGCGGGATCTCGGTACCACCCCGCAAGACGAAGGTGTCCACTGCCTGCTGGATCAGCTCCTGAACGTCGTCATCGGTCGGCCTGGTGTCGTCATTGAACGTCCCTAGCTCGTTCCCCGAGCTGTCCTTTGTCCTGGTGCGAACCAGCGCGCCTACCTGCGACAGCGAGGGCACCCAGGGGTAGGAGGCGTTCTGGACGACGCCGAATGGCTGCTGGTGGTTAGCATCGTCGGTGAAGACGACCTGATACCAGCCCTGCTCGATTGTGGCATTCTCGGTACTGAACGACCGGGCAGCTGGATCCGCCGGGTCTATGTCCACCGGATTGATCGGAATCGTGTCGATCTGGGTCCACGGCCCATCTGGCGATGGAGCCTCAAAGATGAGAATGTTCGTCCACGGCAGACCGTCCATCCGTGGAGCGGGCCGGTAGTCGGTGAACGTAACGACGTAAAACGTTGTCATCTGATGCTTCTCCTAGACGGCACTACAATTCTGCCGCTTCTCCCGTGATGGGTGCCGCTAGAGTGTCCCAGCGGATAGATGATGACGTTGGCCGAGATAGACCTGATTGCCCCGGACACCGTCGCGGTCGCGGAGATGGTACCGGCGATTGCTCGCCGATACACGACGGTGCCCGAGACAGTTGACGTGGCGACGATGTTACCACCGACGCCACGCAGCGGTGAAACCTTGCCGTTGAGAGTCGAGGTCGCAAAGATGTTGCCTCCGATCGAACGCCTGCGCCCGATCGAGCCGGTGAGCGTCGAGGTCGCGGCGATGACTCCCGAGATCCTACGCACAACCCTGACACTGCCCGACATCGTGGACGTGGCTGCGATGTTGCCGGAGATCGAAGCGGTGCCGAGCCTGTGTATTGCTCCGGTGACCGAGCTAGTCGCGAGAATGTTGCCGGTGATTCTGCGCCGAGCGACGATCGAGCCAGACACCGTAGAAGTCGCGAGGATCGCTCCGGCCAGGTGCCGGATCCGAACGACTGCGCCCGAGACCGTAGAGACAGCTGAGATAGCGCCGACAATCGCTCTCCGGGCCGTTACAGCGCCGGATACGGTCGAGGTAGCCGAGACCGTCCCGCCGACGCGCGCCCGTCTGACAACGGATCCGGAGACCGTCGAGGTAGCCGAGATCGTGCCGCTGATGAACTTGCCAGCTGCGAGCTTCGTGACCGATCCGCTCACTGTTGAGGTCGCGTTGACCGTCGCTGGAGGAACGCGCCTGATGACCACGATTGCTCCAGACACCGTACTCGTCGCGCTGACGTTCGCAGGAGCGACCGGACGCTTGCGTGCGATCGAACCAGACACCGTCGAGGTAGCAGACACCACCCCAGGGGCGATTCTGCGCAATGCGCCGATCACTCCAGATACGACGCTTGTAGCGGCGATGTTGCCCGCTACTCTCCGACGAGCAATAACGGCACCAGAAACAACCGACGTAGCAAGCACCGAGGCCGGAGTGATCGCGCGCCTTGCTACGATAGCACCGGCCACCGTAGCTGTCGCCTGGATCGTGCCCGCGATTCTGCGCAACGCTGCTACCCGCCCCGAGACGGTTGAAGTTGCACTGACGGTAGCAGGTGTGACCGGCTTCAGCCTAGACACAGATCCGCTCACCGTCGATGTCGCGCTGACGCCGGCAGGGGTGAGCTTGCGTATCGCACCTACCTGTCCGCTCACCGTACTCGTGGCCAAGACCTGTGCTGGCGCGATAGGCCGCAAGCGGCCTACGCTGCCCGACACGGTGCTAGTTGCCGAGATCGTCGCTGGCGTGATCGACTTCGGCCCTGCCGGAACATACATCGCAAGATCAGCAGGCGCCAGAAGATATGAGGCGTTGCTTGTTGCGTCGTCCTCGGTGGTGCCGTCGTAAAACATCGTGTTGGTATAGGCAGTTGCCATCGACTGCGTGCCTGTGCGGAAAACTTCCAGGACCAAAATGTCTCCGTCCTGAACTGCGATGAGGTTCCCCGCACCGGGCGAATCCGTAACTGCCGTCTCGGCTGTGCCAACTTCTGCAGAGCTAGTCGCATTGGACGCAGCGATGATGTTGCCGACCTTGGCACCCGTACTCGGCCGCCACACGTACACGTAGCAAATGAAGCTGAAGTTCGATGCAGCGTTAGCCTCTGATCCGGCAAGATGCATAACCCACGAGCCGGCAGGGATGTTCTGTGCGGCTAGTGGCGGCGACACGAATCGGCGGAACCAATCTGTCTGCGCTGACGTACTCGCAGCAGTTGTCAAGGTGACACTAGCCTGCGAGGTACCGATCGTGTCATCCATCGCGCGAGCCGTAGATGCACCCGTAGCTGTGACGGCGGGGGTGATGCCTGCATTGTTCGTTGCACCCGGCATCGTTCCGGTGTCGGTCGATGTAGCGTCATGGAGGTAGAACTTTTGCATCACCCTTCACCTGCCGGCTCAAGCTCCTCGTAGGTGAAAAGGTCAGCGCCGCAACACGAGTGAAATTCAGGCGTCACCGGAACGTCCAGCTCAGAGTCGATCCGATCCTTGCCAAATCTGGACCGAAGCTCAGCAAGATGTTCGTGGCTCTCTACCTCTGCAAATACTCCGGGGATCGGCTCCACGATCGCCCCAATCAGACAATCGCCCCGGCGGTCACACTGCCCACGAACGATCCAACGGCGTCCATCCGCTCGGCGGTACCGGACATATCCGGGCCGCTGCTCCTCGATGAACACGTCTGGATCGCTCGTGGGCTGCATGACTAGTCCTGCACCACCGACATCGCGTTCTGCGCGAGCTGAGGCGTGTCGCCGGTGTTGATCGTCGTGCTGCCGACCGTGCACCACTCGATGCCGTTGTCCGCAGACGATCCCGCGTTGGCGTCCAGCACGCCCAGATAGGTCACGGTCGGTGCCGTGCCTCCGGTGCTGGTCGCCCACGACTTGGCGGCGTCTGCCGGCCAGTTCTTGGTGTACGTCGTCGTGCCCGTACCGGCTGCGAAGATCGTGGTGTTGTTCGTCAGCGACAACCCCGCGTAGGACGTGTACGCCGCCTTGCCTGCCGTCGCGCCGTTGAACGTGTCATCCAACGCCGACGTGTACAGGTGAACGAAGTACGGAGTGACTGCCGTGTACGCCGTCGCTCCGTGGAGCAGATCCTGGAGCTTCTTGCTAGCGTAGAACGACAGCGATCCCGCCATCCGAACGACGTTGAGCTTCTCGCGCACCGTCGGTGCTTTGAAGATCCGGTCGTACAGCTGACGGATGTCCTTGTCGAGATCCTGCCAGTACTTCTCGGCGGCATACCTCGTCGGCAGCCAAGGTGAGGATGGCGCAATCACCTTGACGCGCTTCGGGACGATTACGCCGCCCGGAGTGACGTCAAAGTCCATCATGCACCTACCTTGTGCTGGTGGGTATGGCCGCCGGTCGTTCTGGCGACGCTGTCGGGCAACTGCCGCAGCTGGGTGTTCGTGACCTTGCCGGACAAGGGGCTGACCGCCCCCTCCTTGTAGTGCGGGTCACTCTCGAGAACACCAAAGTGATGCTCGGCGCCCTCGACAGGATCCTCGGCAGTCCCGGCATAACCGGGCAACTCCGGATCCTGGTCCTGGGTTCCGACAACCTCCGCGAACTGCTTGTGGTGACGCTCGTTGTGCGAAGGCTCACCTGGTCCGATGAACACGAACGTCTCGCTGTCGGGATCCCAGGCGATGGGATCTTCGGCCCGCTCGCCCTCGGAAGCGAGCAAATTGCCGTACCCATCGCAGTGCATCCTGCCTACATATTCCATGCTCGCTCCTCCTTGGCTCTGCGGGGGCAGCAACCCGCTAGGAACTGCCCCCGCTCAGCCGGTTGAGTCACTCCGACTCAGCCACCGTGGTGAGCTTGTCGATGAGCGACTTGCGCGGGTCGTCCTTGTCCCGCTGGTTCTCGGCCTCGATGATGCGCTTGGCGAGATCCTTGTCCTCGCCAACTGCCTCCAGAACCTCGGGGACAGTCGGTGCCTTGCCGGTGCTCTCGCCGCTGAGCCAGAGCACCAGCTCACCCTCGCCCAACTCGGAGAGCTGAACAGGATCGCCATCCAGCTCCTCGGAGCTGACCTTGACCGCCTCGGACGGGCCTCTGTTGCCAGCGGCCAGCTCCTCGTCGGTGTAGAACGCTCCCAGCCGCTCGCCCTTCTCCAGAGCGATGAGCCCAAGCTCGTGCACGGTGACCTTGTCGCCCTGCGTGAGCGTGCGCTCCTGGATGACCTCCGCGTCCGGGAACATCGGATTGGAGGTCTTGACGTGGACCGGGAACTGCAGAGCCTTGATGACGCGAGTGTCGCCCTGCTTCGCAAACGCCTCGTGGGTCTCGTACCCATCCTTCAGCTGCTTGTGAGTCAGGTCTGCGCCGTACAGCTCCAGCTCCTGCTTCTCCTTCGTCTCTGCCATGATCCCTCCTTCCCTACCCGACGCGGGTTGCCTTGATCTCTGCCTCGTACACGACACCGGCCGTGCCTGCGCCGATCGCCTTGACGATGAGATCTGTGTTTCCGTCCAGCTGGATCTCCTTCAGAGACTCAACCGACGGCTGACCGTTGACGCCCGACTCGACCGGGTTGATCTCGGGGTTGGCCCCCAAGAAGAACTCCAAGTTGCCGATGTCGGCTGCCGCGTTGCCGGAGACGGCGGACTCCACATCGATGTTGTAGAAGCCCGCCGGCAGCACCGTGTGCGACAGAGTGCAGATCGTTGCGCCTGCGCCCGGTGCGACGGCCCTGCCCGACGCGACCTGAGTGAGCTGTGTGATTGGCGACATAGCTCCTCCTAGCCTGCCAGACCCGTGATCTTCATCACGGCGTGGGGGTTGTCGATGAACATGACCGGACGGACGCTGCTCTGCGTCCAGAACCGCTGGGTCTCCTCCTCGTACCAGGTCTCGGTCTGCAGCGGCTGCTCGATCCGCATCTGACCGGCCTGGCCCTCGGCGACGGCGTAGATGCTGCCGGCCGGGCACCGATTGGTGACGAAGATGTCGAGACCCAGGGAGTCGATCAGCTGGTTGAGCGCGTTGCCGTAGATCGTCGCCAGCTGGAAGAACTCCTGCGGGTTCATGATGATCAGGTCGTAGACGATGCCCAGCTCCTCCTGATCCGCGATCATGGCGAGACGCGCGAAGTCACGCGCAGGCCACAACGTGGCGTTGGAGGCGCTGGCGCCGGACGTCACGACCGACTGCCAGTTGTTGCCGACGGCGAGACGATTGTTGGCCGTCACCGCCGCATCGAGGATGCCGATGGCGCGCTGGTTGATCTTCCGCACGATGGTGTTCGCGAGCTGACGAACCTGGCGGGTGAACACCGCAACGTCGTTGCGGTCACGCGCCTCCACCGTGATGAAGAACTTGCCGCCCCACTTCTCGACCTGAGCGACCTGCGGAGCACGCCGCAGGCTGGTCACAAGCGGGAACTCGGCACCAGGCGACACGCGCCCGATGTCCCGGTTGGTGTAGAGATCGTTGGCCACGACAACGTCGTAGACAACGGCACCACCGGTCACGCCGCCGGCAGACGTGAACACGCGGTCAGCGAAGAACCTCTGCAACGAGAGATCCATCACCGTGCGCGTGATCCGCGTCGGCTGGTTGAGCGCGAGATCGACCGTGATCTGCGTCGTGCTGACAGTCGGCGGGCCCAACGGATAGACCGTCGGATTGCCGTACTGCGCCTTGAACGCGGCTCCCTTCGCGATGACTCCCGGCATGTACTCCGCGAGATCGGAGAGGTAGCCCTCCAGCAATGCTTCCATTTGCTTCCCCTCCTCTCTCTACGTCAGGTACACGAGGATCTGAGCATCCCCGCCCACCGTGGGCTGCGTCGCAACTGCGCGGCCGACCGGGATACCCGCTGCAAGCGGGATGACCGATCCGTCCGCTGCGACCTCGACTTCCTGCCCTGCGGTGATCGCCGCAGAGCAAGTCACCGGAAGCACGTTGCCGCGCTTGATGGTGACTTCCTGCCCCGTCGCAGCGTCCCAACTTGCGACGCCGAGACAGCGCTTGCCGGCACCCTGGGCGCCAGCGCCGTTCGGAGGCGAGACCTGGATACGACCGCCCGAAGCGGTCAAGTCCAAGCCCACGTCCGTGGTGTACGGCGGCGGGGTGGAGCCCGCAGAGATCGTGCCCTCACGATCGGCACAGACCTGCACGAACTTCTTGCCCGTCACCGCCTGGTTGGCGACGCACGGCAGCTCGTCGCCATCCTCGTAGTACGGGATGCACTCGTTGGCCATGGATCAGCCCTCCTGTGCCTGAGTGACGCGTGCGCGAGGAGCTGCCGCCCGCTCGCGAGCCGCCTTGATGTCACGGTCCAGGCTGGCGTCCATGCCCAGCAGACCGTCGTTGCCGCCGCCCTCACCGGCGACACCGTCCTCCGTGCTGCCGGCCGCGCCGCGCTCGCCGACGGGGATGGTGTTCTCGAACAGACCATCGATCAGCTGACGCGTGCCTTCGCGATCGGCCTGCATCAGCCTCTGGTAGTGCTCGCGGCGGGACGGCGCGAACTTGCCCGCCTTGATCGCTGCAGTGATGAACTCGTTGTCCTCGTGCTGCAGCTTCTCGCTCTCCAGGCGCGTTGCCGTCTCGGCACCTGCCTGGAGCCTTGCGAGGGTGTCCTTGTCGATCCTGACGGTGCCGTCGTCGTTGCCGTTGCGACTTGCCTGTGTCTCCGGCTCGCCCTCGGGCTTGGACTCCGGCTCACCTTCTGGCTCACCCTCCGGCTCGCCCTCGCCGTTGCCGTCGCCTGCAGGCTCGCCCTCGGGCTCACCGCTGGCACCGGACTCGGCGCTTGCGCGAAACTCGTCCACCTTCGCGTTGATCTCGGCCTCCGTTGCCTTCTCGGGATCGAGACCCAAGCGAGTGGCGAGCGCACGCCGCGTTGCGTCGTCCATCACGCCTCCTTCTGAGGTCGCTCTGATTGCCGGGCGATCCTGAGTGGTGTCCGCCCGAGATGCGTGGATGAGAACGTCAGCACCGCGCTCGCGGTCCATGACGGCCATCCCAGCTACGAAAGCCGCAGCTGCTACCGGAGCTTTGTCCGGGTACTCCTCGGTGACCTCGACCTGGTCACCGAACGTGATGTTGCTGCCGTTCACGTGGACGGGAACGCGCACCAGGGTGCCGTCGTCGCGGTCCACGATCAGCTGAAGGCCGGTGCCATCGTCGTACCTCTCGGCACGAATCCACCACCAGTAGTTGTCCCCGGTGGCAACTTCGGTGTAGAACGCTCTCTCCACCAAGTCGATGTCCACGGCCGCTCTGATGCGCTCTCCTGGTTCCATCCCTCCTCCATGTCCAGCAGCGAGCAGGCTCATCGCTGCGTCTGGGACCACCACATCGGGTGGCACGTCTGAGCCGTAGTACAGCGGCAAGTCCTCCAGCGTCGATAC